ATAATGAGGAAGAATAATGGCGGTATCAGGCTCAACAGACTTTGAATTAGACGTAGCAGATTACGTTGAAGAGGCTTTTGAGCGTTGTGGCTTAGAAGCTAGAACAGGATATGATTTAAAAACAGCAACAAGATCTCTCAATCTGATGTTAGCTGACTGGGCAAATCGTGGCTTAAATCAATGGACTATAAAGCAAAGAACGATTTCTTTAGTAAAATCTGATGGTGAATATAGTTTAGATCCTGATGTTATTGATATTTTAGCTGTTGTTGTGCGTAGGGACGGCACTGATTTTAATATTAGTAGAGTAAGTCGTGATGAGTTTTTAGCAATTCCTACTAAAACAACTGAGGGAAGACCTACTCAATTCTTTCTAGACAGGCAAATAACGCCGAATTTAAAGATATGGCCTTTGCCTGAGAACAGCACAGATGTTATAGTATATGACTCATTAACTAGAATAAATGACGCTGATACAGCTAAAAACACAATGGAAGTTCCATTTAGGTTTTATCCATGTTTAGCTGCTGGTTTGGCTTATTATTTATCGTTAAAACGTGCGCCAGAAAGAGTTCAAATGCTCAAGGCTGTCTATGAAGAAGAGTTTCGTAGAGCAATAGATGAAGACAGAGACAGAGCTTCTTTTCAAATATCTCCAAGTTTAAGGAATTATCGTATTGTCTAGGTTTGCAACAGGTAAACATGCTTTTGGCATTTCAGACAGGTCTGGCTTCAGATACCGTCTAAAAGACATGCGCAAAGAGTGGAATGGCCTGTTAGTTGGTAAGGATGAATACGAAGAAAAACACCCTCAATTAGAGCCTTTTGGTAAAGTCGCAGACCCAGAAGCAATAAAAAACGCTAGGCCAGAAACAGATTTGGTAAATCAAAGAACGTTTCAATATGGTTTTAATCCTGTTGGTTTTAAAACTGTTCCCGGAATAGTTGAAGAAAATGATTTAGTTGCTACAGGTCAAGTTGGTACGGTCACACTTTTCTTTCCTAAAACTTTAGGATCAGAGGCTACTGGTGAAGTTGGAGATGTAACAGTAATTTTACCCGCTTCTGTAACAGTTGCGGTATCTGGTTTTGCTTCTGCAACAGGTTCTGTTGGAACTGTTTCTGTTGAAGAAGGAATAGTCGTTTCAGTTACAGGATCTAGCAGCTCCTCTTCTGTTGGTACTGTAACTGTTTCAACGGCAAATGTAATTGCTGTAGTTACAGGTTCTGCTGGCGCTGCTTCTGTTGGTTCTGTGACTACTTCAACAAATGTAACTAATTACGCTGTTACGGTTGCCACGGGAACAAACTCTTATGGAACAGGTAATAAATTTTACATTGATGGATCTGTATCACCAACTCTCACCTTAAATGAGGGTAGTACCTATTGGTTTGATCAAAGCGACTCCAGTAATAGTTCACATCCTTTGCGTTTTAGCGCCACTCCAAACGGTACGCATAACAGTGGTTCACCGTATACCACGGGCGTAACCACAACAGGAACTCCGGGTAGCGCAGGAGCGTATACGAAGATAACAGTGGCGTCTGGTGCGCCAACGTTGTATTACTATTGTACCAACCATTCAGGTATGGGAGGCCAAGCGAACACACCATGAGTTTTACATACGACGGTTTGAAACAGGCAATACAAGATTATACGGAAAACTCGGAGACGACTTTCGTTAGCAATCTTCCTATTTTTATTAGAGCCACGGAAGAGCGCATACTTAAAAACGTTCAGCTAAACTTGTTTATGCGCAACCAACAGGGTGCTATGACTACGGGCAATCAATACCTTGGTGCCCCTAGTGATTTTTTAGCTCCTTTTTCTTTAACCTTGACATCTGGTGGCAGTAAAGAATTTCTTCAGTTTAAAGATTTATCTTTTATTGAAGAATACAACCCCAACCCCACTGTAACAGGAAAGCCCAAATATTATGCTCAATTTGACGTGGGCAACTTTATCTTAGCGCCTACGCCAGATGCAGACTATGACGTTGAGGTTCAATATTTATTCAGACCCGCTAGTTTAACATCGGGGGCGGGGACGGCTACATCTTGGTTAAGTGAAAATGCAGAACTTGGAATGCTTTACGGATCATTAGTTGAGGCGTATACCTTTATGAAAGGAGAGCCCGACATCATGGCTCAATACAACCAGCGGTTTCAAGAAGCCCTTATGGGTCTTAAAATGTTGGGCGAAGCAAAAGAAACAACCCAAGAATACCGTGTGGGTAAAGTAATAAGGCCGAAACAATAATGTTTAAATTAAATTTTGACGTACCAGACAATCCAATTGTTAATGTACATACGACAAATAATCGAGGGTTTAGCCCCGATGAAGTTGCAGAACGCTGTGTTGAGAAACTGATTAGTGTGTCGGATGATGCGCATCCCGCTATCAGAGATCAGGCAAAGGCGTTCCAAAAGCACATGGAAAAAGTGGTTGCATTTTATATGCGCGAAGCTATTCGCAGTGACCGCACAACCGTGTATAATGCCCTTAAAGATGCGGGGCACCCAGAACTGGCTGATGCAATAAGGAGATTATAACATGGCGATCACCCAAGCAATGTGTACGTCTTTCAAGAAAGAGCTTCTTGAAGGAACACACAATTTCAAAAACTCAGGGGGAGGTACTTTTAAACTTGCCCTATTCACTTCGTCTGCAACATTAGGTGCAGCGACAACAGCTTATGCTACGACTAACGAAGTTAGTAGTTCAGGTACAAATTACACCGCAGGTGGTAATGCTCTTACACGAGTAGACCCCAGCACAAGTGGCACAACTGCACTTACTGATTTTGCTGATTTAACATTTTCAACAGCAACAATTACAGCAAATGGTGCATTGATCTATAACAGTAGTGCTTCAGATAAAGCTGTAATTGTGTTGGCGTTTGGTGGAGATAAGACATCAACTGCTGGTGACTTTACTATTCAGTTCCCAACAGCGGACGCGAGTAACGCTATTATCCGTATCGCCTAAAAAGGCGTAGTACTATGGTAGCAATTTCGGGTTGGGCGCGAGGCACATGGTCCCAAGGGACTTGGGGCGAATCCCTTCCTGTTGTTGTTACAGGAGTGGCGGGAACAGGTGCGGTTGGCTCTGTTTCTGTCGTTGCGGAAGCTAATGTTCCAGAGACAGGGTTGGCAGCTACAGGTGGTGTCGGCTCTGTTTCGGTTGTAGCGGAAGCAAATACAGCCCTCACAGGTTCTACTGGAACAGGTGCGGTTGGTTCAGTTGTTGTTGCGGCTGCGGCTGATGTAGGTGCTACAGGTTCCGCTGGCACGGGAGCCGTGGGCACAGTCACCATGACAGGTGACGCTAATGTTCCACAAACAGGAATATCTGGCACGGGAGCCGTAGGCACGGTTGTTGTTGCAGCTAACGCTGACGTGGGCGTTACAGGCTCAGAGGCCACAGGTTCTGTCAATTCAGTCACTGTTACAGGTACGGCAAACGTTGTTCCTGCGGGATCTGCGGGAACGGGGGCCGTAGGGTCACCAACGATTAGCGGTGATGCGATTGTTCCAGAAACGGGTATTTCGGCTACAAGTGCGGTTGGTAGTGTAACCGTTGCAGCGAATGCAGATGTTGGTGTTACGGGATCTGCTGCTACTGGCGCTCTTAATTCGGTTACTGTACAGGGTGCAGCAAACGTACCACAGACAGGTATTTCGGCTACTGGCGGCGTAGGATCTGTAACGATAGACGCACAAGCAGGTATTGCGGTCACGGGATCTGCTGGCACTGGCGCGGTAGGCACAGCTACTGTTGATGCGGCGGCGAATGTTTCTGTTAGGGTTGATCCTGTTGATTCCGCAGGTTTTGCCACAGGTCAAGTAGGCACCGTCATTGCGGGTATTTCTGTAGAGTTTTTAACAACGGGATTGTCTAGTAGCACAAATGTTGGTACTGTAACCGTACAAGCGAACGCAGATGCTATCGTAACGGGCGTTGAAGCAGCAGGAGATGCAGGAAATGTTAGAGTATTTGATCAAGTTATTCCAGATCAGGTTCCAAACTTTCAACCTCCTGTTCCGGGAACTAAACCGGGTGATCCGTTATCTAGTCCATCTTATAGAGAACCTGATGGAGCGCCCGGAGGATTTGTTCCGGGGGATAGGTTGCAAGCTCCAACATGGAAAGACGTAGCGTAGGAGAAATACATGGCGAGTAGTTTTACAACAAACTTTGCGATTGAAAAACCGGGTACTGGTGAGCAGTCTGGTACATGGGGTACAACCACAAACCATAACTTCGATATATTTGATCGGTTGGCTGGATACAAAAGCGTCACCGTATCAGGTACAACACATACTTTAACAGTTAGACCAAGCTCTCCATCTTCTGGATCGAGCAACGCATCAGACGGTATGTACCGTGTTGTTGAGTTTAAAGATTCAGGTTCTGATCTTGGTGCGGATGTAACATTGACAATAGCGCCAAATACGACTCAGGCGTTTTTTATCTTTAAAAATTCACTAACTGCTGATAGAAACATAGTCGTTACACAGGGCAGCGGAACCAACGTTACAATTCCGGGAACAGGTAAAGTAAGCATTGTTTTTGGCGATGGTGGCGGAGCAGGAGCAAATATGGTAAGCTTGAGCGATACTCTGGCAATGTCAAACCCTGAGATTACAGGTGGTGTGGCGACAGGGCTTACTGACTTGAGCATGGCAGATGCCACGGCACAGGGCAAAGCTCAGACTGGTTTAAATGTAGACGCGGCGGGTACTGCTGCCGCATTAGCGATTGCGTTAGGATAGTTAGATGGCAACAAACAACTTCAAACGAAAGTTTTCAACAAACATAGGCACCACGGCTACGGCGGTTGGTGGCTATCAGGTTTTGCTAGATGTACAGACCACAGCGATAGGTCTTTCTTTGGCTAACGTATCTGCTTCTCAGGTGACTGCCACTGTTACTTTGAACACACAGGCAGGTGATACAGTTCATATTATTAAGGATGCACCGATACCAAGCGGTGGTGCGTTGATCCCGATTGGTGGGGATATGAAAGTCGTTATGGAGCATAATGATCAGATAAAAGTTACGTCTGATACAGCATCGTCAATTGATGCAATTTTGGATATACTTGAAATAGATTCATCAACGTAGGAGCTATAGATGCCATATTTAGGTAACGAACCAGCCGTAGCATACACAAGCACCACGAAGGATAGCTTTAGCGGTGACGCTTCTACCACCGACTTCACACTGTCAAAGTCCGCAAACGTTAATGCGGTTCGCGTAGTTGTAGAGAACGTTGTCCAAGATCCCGGAGTCGCATATACCTGTAGTGGAACGACTCTAACGTTTACTTCGGCACCTCCCACAGGCACAAACAATATCTACGTTGTACATCTAGGCCCACCAGCAGCGACTGTTGCACCGCCTACAACTATTAACAATCCGACTACTTTTACTGGTGGCGTTACTTTAAAGAACGAAACCCCAGAAGACACGGACGGTGGGCGAGAGTCGATAGTCACCTTTCAAGGTACGCAGTCCGGTAGTGAGATATCCACATTAGCTCAGATCCAAGCGTCACATGATGGCACATCGGATGACGAGAAAGCTGACCTGATCTTTAAAACTAATGACGGTTCTGATGGTGCTAGTCCAACTGAGGCTATGAGAATTGATAGTGCAGGTCGGGTGGGAATCGGTATTACTCCTGCGGCTGTTTCTGACAGTACAGGTGCACCTACTTTACAATTAGGTGGGACTTTCTTAATTCACTTTGATGAGGATGGTGCAGGAACAACAACTCTAGGTAACAATCTTTATTACAATGGAACTGCTAATAAGGCATTGTTTGCAGGATCTACAAGCCAATACTATCAAGCAGGTGGTACACATGTTTGGAGAAATAGTGGAAGTACAAGTGCAGGAAGCACTGCTACTTTGTCAGAAAGTATGCGTATCGACAGCAGTGGAAACTTAATTGTAGGAAAAACATCTACTGCTTTTGGTACTGCAGGAGGAACATATGCAGCAGCAGGAAATGCAAGTTTGGTAACAGACGGAGGCTCTCCACTATTTCTAAATAGATTACAAGAAGGGGGTATGATAGAGCTTTATGAGGCAGGAACTGCTAGAGGTCAAATTGATATAAACTCGGATAGACTTTTATTGCGAAGCAGTGGTAGTGCTGCAGGTTTAAGATTTGATTCAGGAAGTTATACTCCCTTTTATGGTGGTGGCGCAAGTGATAATGGAATTGATCTAGGTTTTGCAGGAGGACGTTTTAAAGTTGTTTTTGCAGGTACTGGTTCAATTAACACTTCAGATGAAAATGAAAAACAGGATATAGCAGAATTAACTGACGCAGAAATTGTAGCAGCAAAAGCAATAAGTAAGTTATTCAAAACATACAAATGGAAGGATGTAGTATCTTCCAAGGGTGACGCTGCTAGAACTCATGTAGGGGTTATTGCTCAACAGGTTCAAACTGCAATGTCAGATGCAGGTTTAGACGCATCTAAGTACGGCTTTTGGTGTAGCGATACTTGGTGGGAAACTAAAAAAGAAGTTGATGCTGTTGAGGCAGACGAAGAAAATGACATAAAAGCTCAAGATGCTTATACAGATACTCGCACATACAAAACAGAAGATGAAGCACCAGAGGGTGCAACAAAACGCACACGCATGGGTATTCGTTACGCTGAGTTACTAGCATTCATTGGTGCAGCAACAGAACAAAGACTGACTAGCATTGAGTCTAGGCTAACGGCACTGGAGGCAGGATAATGAGCAAGGCACGAGAACTAGCTGAACTAGGTGCGGCTTACGATAGCGGTGCCTTGTCGAACCGAAACGTCATAATTAATGGTGCAATGCAATGTTGGCAAAGAGCCACCGCAGCCACTACTACTGCAAACGGATATAGTACTGTAGATAGATGGAAACATTTTGAAAGTGGTGCAGGAGCATATACAACAGAGCAATCTACAGACCATCCTACTGGTACTGGGTACTCTTTAAAATTCCAAGTGACTACGGCTGATACAAGTATAGCAGCAGGTGAATATGCTTTTACTGAAACAAACCTTGAGGGGCAAAACTTACAACAACTACAATATGGAACATCTACCGCAAAAAACGTGACAGTTTCTTTTTGGGTAAAATCAAACAAGACTGGAATTTATTGTGTAGCTCTTTACAAGCACGCAGGTGCAGGTACTGCATATATGTATAGGAAAGAATATACAATTAGTGCAGCAAATACTTGGGAAAAGAAAGTAGTTACAATAAGTCCGACCGCAGGTAGTACAGCTTTAATTACTGCCTCTGCTGGAGCAGTCCCAAATAGTAACGCTATGGGTCTTTCATTAGTTTTTGGCTTGGCTTGGGGTTCAAACTATCATGGAACTGATAACACTTGGCAAACAGGGTCTGGGTATGGAACTTCTAATCAAGTTAATTGGATGGATAGCACTTCTAATAATTTCTACCTTGCAGAAGTACAACTAGAAGCAGGCACAGAAGCCACGCCCTTTGAGCATGAATCGTTCGAAGCTACTCTTCGCAAATGCCAAAGGTATTATTTGCGAAGCAAAAGCCAAGCTTATGCCAGCTTTTTTGGCGGTGTAGGTTGGGCTAATCAAACTACAACTTGGGTTGGAAAAGGACAGATACCTGTGCCGATGAGGGGCGCTCCAACATTAATTCTCACTGGAACAGCAAGAATCCAAAATGGGCAAGCAGGTTATACCATTTCAAGTCTTAGTATGGATTTAATAGAGGATAATTCAACAACATTGAGTATGGGCTGTGCTGCTAGTGGTCTAACTATATATCGAGCATACGATATAGATGGTGATTCTGGCGCTGCTAGTGCGCAACTTGATGCAGAGTTATAGGAGATAGAAATGGAAATGGAAATTACTCAAGCTCAGTATCGCAATACTATAGTAGGAGAAGGTAAGCAACTTACAGATATAAAAGCTACAATAGACGGTGAAGAAATGTTTGTACCAATGTCAGAGGGCAACCGTCACTACGCCGCTATTCTTGAATGGGCAAAGGAAGACGGAAACACAATACAGGAGGCTGATTAATGCCATATATAGGTAATCAACCGGGAACGGGTGTAAGAAGCCGTTTTATCTATACAGCGACTGCCTCTCAGACCACGTTCTCAGGGGCCGATGACAACAGTAAAACGCTGAAGTACGCAGATTCTGATTACATAGACGTATATTTAAATGGCGTGTGTTTAGTTCCGGGAACCGATTACACCGCCAGTACAAAAACCTCAGTGGTTTTAACACAAGCTGCTTCACTTAGCGATACTTTAGAAGTGGTTGCGTATGACATAGCGTCAATGGCGGACACAGTTTCAAAGGCTGATGGTGGGACTTTTGAAGACGGCATTACTATTAGGACGGCGGACAATTCTACTCAGCTTACACTAGAGTCTACCGATACGGATGCTAGTGTCGGCCCTGTTTTAGATTTGTACAGAAATTCAGCCTCTCCTGCTGACAATGATGCTTTGGGTTTTATAAATTTTTATGGGGAAAATGATGCAGATGAAAAAACTCTTTATGGTCAAATAAGAGCATCAATAAAGGATGCTTCTGATGGCACAGAAGACGCTAGGTTTATTATTCAAACAGCAGTTGGTGGAACGCAAGAAACTAGTAGATTAGAAATGACTGGTACTGAAACTGTAATTAATGAAGACAGTAAAGACATAGACTTTCGTGTTGAGTCGGATAATCTTACTCATGCTTTATTTGTTAATGGAGCAGATGGAAATGTAATGATCGGGACTGATACTGAAGGCAGGCATGAGGAAGGTGCTGACAGATTGACTATTGCTGATGCTGGCCACAGTGGGCTTACAATAAGAAGTGGTGATAGTCATTATGGCACCATTCTTTTTTCAGATGCTACAAGTGGTGCTGCAGAGTATCAAGGATCAGTATTTTATTATCATGCTAGCAATAAGTTGGTTTTTGCTAATGCTGGCATCGATGTTATTACAATTGATTCAAGTGCAAGGACTCTTATTGGCACACAAACTAGCACAGGCAATGGTGGTACTTTTCAAGCAAAAAGAACTGATGCAGGAGCTACTGGTTATTTTGAAACAAATGGTGGCTCAACTCAAAACATTCTTGATATTGTTCAGGCAGGGAGTTCAGGAGCAAGCCAAGCTGTGAGATTTCATAATAATGGTTATGGCAACATAGTTGGTTCTATAGGTTTTAGTACAACTGCAACCTCTTACTATACCTCTTCTGATTATCGTCTTAAAGAAAATGTAACAACATCATGGGATGCAACAACAAGACTAAAACAACTGAAGCCATCACGTTTTAATTTTACAACAGACAAAGATAAAACAGTAGATGGATTCCTCGCACATGAAGTCTCAAGCATTGTCCCAGAAGCAGTAACTGGTGAAAAAGATGCGACAGAAGAGCTTAAAAATGTTATTCTTAACGCAGATGGAACTCTGTTGGCAGACAATGTAAGTGAAGACCAATGGAAAAAAGGCAAAGAAGAAGAAACATATGCAAAAGACACAACTTGGGTTGCTAGTAAAAATGTTCCAAGTTATCAAAGCATAGATCAAAGCAAACTCGTCCCTCTTCTTGTTAAGACGATTCAAGAACTTGAGGCAAGGATAGCAACATTGGAGGCACAGAACACAACCCAAGCAACACAGATAGCTGACCTCATAACGAGAGTAACGGCATTGGAGGCAGAATAATGGCAGTATCAAGAATCAACGAAGCTGGCCTCAACGTTAACCAGTATGGGAACAGGAACCTTGTAATTAACGGTGGTATGCAGGTTGCTCAGAGGGGAAATTTCACTATTACAACATCTGGTTCAGCCGAATACGGAGGCCCAGACAGATTTTTTATGTGGACTTACACTAGCACAGAACAAGTAGTTGCTGATATTTCGCAAGCAACAGATGTTCCAAGTGGTCAGGGTTTTGGATATTCTTATAAGGTTGACGTTACAACAGCAGAAAGTGCAGTTGCAGCGGGTGAGGCTTTGTTAATTAATCAGTATATAGAAGCACAAAATGTTCAACAGTTAGAATATGGAACAAGCAGTGCTAAAGATGTAACAGTTTCTTTTTGGATTAAATCAACAAAAACTGGAACATATTGTTTTAGCTTGAATCAACCTGATGCAAACCGTGTTTATGTTAAAGAATATACAGTAGACGCCAGTGATACATGGGAAAAGAAAATAATTACTATTCCCGGCGATGCTTCTGGAACAATAAATAATGACAATGGCAGAGGTCTTTGGCTTCAGTGGGTCTTAATGGCGGGAAGTGACAGACAAGGTACGGCTAACAATTGGAGAGGTGACCCTTTTGATTTAGCAACATCAAATCAAGTTAACGCCGTAGATAATGCAAGCAATAACATATATCTAACAGGCGTCCAGCTAGAAGTAGGCGACACCGCCACGGACTTCGAGCACCGAAGCTATGGGGATGAGTTGGCTAGGTGTCAGAGGTATTTTTATTCAGTCACAGCAGGTGCGGATAATACATCAGTTGCAGTAGGAGCATATTACACAGCAACCGCTGTTTATGCGACAGTTTTTT